TATAAACCATTTGGAGATGATAACTTTATCCCCTATATTATAGCATCCGGAGCTCTTTCTGGACAAGAAACTAAAATTTATAATGCAAGTCCTCAACCTGCTGGAACTAATCAAGGAGGAGGTTTGTTATATATCTATTATGAACTATATCAAATTAACTAAATAAATAAATAAAAAATGGCAACTTGGTCAACATTACACATCTTTGGGTACGGAGAGACTCAATTAATTGGAACTGATTCTAATAAGAAAGTTCCTACATCTGCATTAACTAAAGTGCAAGCAGTAGTAGATAATGTATATTCTTTCAAACCAGAAGGAAATACAGCTACTGAAGAATACCATGCAATCAATATCTTTAATGAAATGTTTGCTGACTGGCAAACTAAACAACAAGGTGTTGAAGGTTGGAGAGTTCAATTTGCAGAGCTAAACAAAACTGCTCTTGATGAGTTAGTAGCTGAGATTGAAGCATATACCCCACCAACTGAAGAAAACTAATAACTAAAAGTAAATACCATCATGTTACAAAATTTAACTAACTTTTTTAGTCTTATAGCCGGCAATCAAGTTAAAACATCTGTTGAACCAAATGATCTAATTGTATTAGGCACAAGAGATACAAGATATGGTGGTGGATACAAACCATCAGCAATCAGAGCTTGTGATCTTGGAGGAGGTGGTTCAGGTGTAGAAGTTTTAGGATCTGGAACTTGTTCTACATATAGATGTGCAGTAGGTAATATTGCATCCGGACCGTATTCAGCATCTCTAGGTGGACAATGCAATACAGCAGGAGGAACACATACAATTGTTGGTGGTGGTTTTTCTAACTGTGCTGTTGGATGTGCTGGTACTATTGCTGGTGGAACATTAAACGTTGCTGGAACAGGTACTGGTAGTTCATGTTGTTGCTTACTTGGTGACTCAGGTATCGGTGGTGTTGGAGTAGGAGAATTATTACAATCTTGTTATAGTACAGTAACCGGAGGAATTGGAAATAAATCATTTGGTCTAGGTTCATTTATAGGAGGAGGACAATCTAATACAGCAGAAGCTGCATATAGCAGTATTGCTGGTGGATGTGGTAATAGTGCTCAACATATGAATACTCATATTCTGGGTTCTGGAATTACTACAACTGAAGCTAACTCAACATTTGTTAATGACTTAAATATAGTATCTTTAAGTGGATCAGTAGGTTGTTCAGTTGCGGTTGGATCTAATGGTAAACTAGTTGTTTCAAGTGGAGGAGGATCTTCAGTTATAGTGGTTGGTACAGGTATATGTTCAACAGTTAGATGTGGTAATAGCAATAATGCAAGCTGTTATTTTTCAACAGTAAGTGGGGGTTATGATAATACAGCTAGTGATGATTATTCAACAGTAAGTGGAGGTAGATTAAATACTGCAAGTGCTAATTATTCAACAATAAGTGGAGGTCAATCAAATACTGCAAGTGGCTGTTATTTTTCAACAGTAAGTGGAGGTTATGATAATACTGCAAGTGGTTTTTCTTCAACAATAAGTGGAGGTTATCAAAATATAGCAAGTCAAGGTTCTTCAACAGTAAGTGGTGGCAGTTGTAATACAGCAAGTGGTTATAATTCAACAATAAGTGGAGGTAGATGTAATACTGCAAGTGGTTGTCGTTCAACAGTAGGTGGAGGTAGTCAAAATGTTGCAAGTGGATTTAAATCTACAGTTTCTGGCGGACAAGAAAATTGTGCATTTGGTGAACTATCTTTTATAGGTGGTGGTGCTAGTCATACAGCATGTACTAGAGCAACGGTAGCAGGTGGACTAGAAAATACTGCAAGTGGTTCATGTTCATTTATAGGTGCTGGTCAATGTAATATTGCATCAAACCCTTACACTACAGTAAGTGGGGGCTACAATAATACTGCAAGTGGTACTCGTTCAACAATAGGTGGTGGTCAACAAAATACTGCAAGTAATTATTCTTCAACAGTAAGTGGTGGTTATTGTAATACTGCAAGTTCTTATTATTCAACAGTAGGTGGAGGTTTAAGTAATACTGCAAGTGGTAATAGGTCAACAGTTAGTGGTGGTGGTTCTAATACTGCAAGTGGTCCAGCTTCTGGGATTTTAGGAGGTTGCTGTAACATTGCTTCTAATGCTTGTTCATTCATTGTAGGTTCTAATATTACATCTGACAGAGATTGTACTACTTTTGTAAATGCTCTTTCTATGAAAACAGTACCAACATCAACAGCTGGTTTACCATCAGGTACAGTTTGGAGATGTACTGTAGATAATATACTAAGAATTGTTCCGTAACAAAATATTGTTATTTTTGTTACATGAATACTATAATAAAGATCTATGGTCTACCAAGATCAGGAACTAATCTTTTATACTTTTTGTTTTCATTAAATTTTTATGAACCACTTTGTGGTCATGATCATCATGGTATTCACTATTTAGGCTGGAAGCATAGCAAACCATCAGATATAGACACAATAAAGTTGATTGAAAAACTATCTAATGTTAGTATAAAATTTATTTTTATTATTAGAAATTTTGATGATTGGAAACAATCTATTTTAGACAAACATATTGGTAGTCATCCCTTTACACATCCAACTTATTCTAATAATGAAGGAGAATTATTATATCAAACTCCTAATGGTTTTGAGAAATATGAGAATTTTTATCACCTTTATACTGAATATATTAATTCTTACAGTAACTTTATAAATAATAATCCAGATAATTCACTTTTAATTGCATATGAAGATTTGCAAATGAGTCAGGAAGATGTAATTATAAAAGTTAAAGAAAAGTTTAATTTAACTATGGTTTATAAAAATCCAATGCCAGTTTATAAAACTGTTCAAATGAATGAAAGACTATAAACATTACACAATAATATGAAAAATAACTATACTGAAATAGAAGGTTGGTGTACAGAAGAAATAACAACTCTCTATAATAGAGCAATCCAAGAAGCTAAGGATGGATCTGTTTTTATTGAACTAGGTTGTTATAAAGGTAAGTCTACATGTTACATGATTGATAAGATCAAAGAAAGTGGTAAAAAAATTGAGTTCTATGTAATAGATAATTTTTCAACACTTGGCAATGTAGAACAAGAATTTAAAGAAAATCTTGGACAAGATAGACTAGATACTATTACTTTTATAAATGAAGATTCTGCACAAGCAAATAGACATTTACCAGTAGATTCTGTAGACTTTATATTTATTGATACAATTCATGAAGCATATCACCTTGTAAATGAAATAAACTCATGGCAAACAAAACTTAAAAAAGGTTGCTTAGTTTCAGGTCATGATTATCACCACACTGATATGAAAGATGCATTTGATAGGTTAGGAATTCAGTTATATAATGTAATCTTATCATCTATTAACTATCACGAAGGTACAGTTTGGAGACATACAAGTTGGTGGTATATTAACTAATATAGATTTATGAATATTATAATGTCACTTTGGACAAAACCATGTACAGAAGGAAAAGCTCATGGTTATAATACTGTAGAAGCAATGATGGAAAGCATTGTTGTTTCTTCTAATGTAGCAAAAAAGCATTATTCAGAAATACATTTTTATACTGATAAATTAGGCTATGAGTGGATAACACCATACTTAGATCAGTTACCATTTACTAAAATAGAAGTATGTTTAGATAAATGTAATTGGGTACCAGATGGTTTTTGGAGTTATGTTAAAGTATATGTTTACTCTTTACAAAAAGAACCATTTATACATATAGATAATGATGTATTCATATGGGACAAAATACCAAGTAACTTTATTGAAAGTAATGATTTTATATTTGAAAGGTTAGAAAATACAGATAATGATCACTATAGATTTTATAATGAAGGTCTAAAATTTTTTAAAGATGTAGTTCATCCTGAGTTTACCAAATATAATTATGCAGTAAACTGTGGTGTTTTTGGATGTTTAACACAGAGAGCTTTAGATCTTTTACCTAAGTATATAGAATATGGTGATCATCTTATAGAAGGTTCATTAAACCATGAAAAGATTAGTTTAGAATTAGATAACTTTAGAATAAGTGCAAGTGTAATACTTGAGCAATTATTTATTTACTCACTTGTAAAAGATAATAACTTATTAATGGGCTTGCTTCTTAATGAAAATGCTGAGTCACTGCTTTCAATGAGATATAGTCATATGGTTGCTGGAAGTAAAAGACAGGGTATTGTAGAAAGAAAAATCAAAGAAAGAGTTTTACTTAAAAATTGGGATTAATTTTATATATTTGTTTCTGTAACTAAAACAGAAACCAATGAATATTATTTTTCAAATTAGTGGAGGCCTAGGTAAATCTATTATGGCCACTGCTGTTTGCTCAGCGATCAAGAAAAAGTATCCAGAAGTAAACCTTATTGTAGTATCTGCTTATGCAGATGTATACTTAAATAACCCCAATGTACATAGAGCCTATAACTTTGGGGGATTCAGTTATTTTTATGATGAGTTTATTGACGGCAAAGAGTTTAAGATCTTTGCTAATGATCCTTATCTAGAAACAGCACATGTTAAACAAAATGAACACCTGATTAAAACCTGGTGTGAAATGTTTGATGTACCTTATAATGGTGAACAACCAGAGTTATTCTTAACTGAAAGAGAAAAACAATTCTATGAGAATAAATTTGTAGCAGATAAACCAGTAATGGTTATTCAAACAAATGGTGGTGCTCAAACAGAACATAAGTATTCTTGGGCCCGTGACCTTCCTTCTACTACTGTAGTTAAAATAATTGAGCATTTTAAAGATGAATACTATATTGCACATATCAGAAGAGAAGATCAACTAGGATATGAGCATACTATTCCTGTAACAGACTCATTCCGAGGACTTTGTATTTTATTATCTTTAAGTTCTAAAAGACTTCTTATTGATAGTTTTGCACAGCATGCTGCTGCTGCATTAAACTTACCTTCTACAGTTTGTTGGATTGCTAACAAACCAAAAGTGTTTGGTTATGAATTACATGATAATATTCAGGCCAATGCATTTACAAATAAACCAGAGCTTAGAAATGCTTACTTAAGTAAATTTAATATTGCTGGTGACTTGATTGAATTCCCATACAATACTGAGAATGAAATCTTTGATGTAGAAGCTATTATTGAATCCTTAAGTAAGTAATCATGGAACAATTATTTTTTCAGTCCTCTATGCCGAGGTCTGGCAGTACTTTGCTGCAAAATATATTTGCACAGAATCCTGACTTTTATGCAACTCCAACATCAGGTGTATTAGAACTTGTATTTGCTGCAAGAGGTAACTATACTAGTTCACCAGAATTTAATGCACAAGATCCTGAATTAATGAAAAAAGCATTTTTAGCTTTTTGCCAGAAAGGAATGCAAGCATACTATGAAGCTATTACAGATAAGAAATATGTAATTGATAAATCTAGAGGTTGGGGTATTCATTATGACTTCTTAAATACAATCTATCCACAACCAAAGATTGTTTGTATGGTTAGAAATCTTAAGGATGTGTTTGCATCTATGGAGAAAAACTATAGAAAGAATCCGGAGAAACAAGATCCAATTCTTGACTGGTCAAAAATGCAAGGAACATCTGTACCAAAAAGAATTGATATCTGGGCTCAGAATCCTCCCGTAGGAATGGCTTTAGAAAGACTCTCAGAGATCTTTAGAATGGGATTGGATAAGCATATTCACTTTGTTAAGTTTGAAGACTTGTGTATGTATCCAGAGGATACTATGAAAGGTATCTATAAGTATCTTGGTGTAGATAACTATGAGCATGACTTTGATAATATTGAACAAGTTACCAAAGAAGATGATACTGTATATGGTGCTTTTGGTGACCATGTAATTAGACAAAAGTTGGAAGTAGTACCATCTAGAGCTAAAGATATCTTAGGCAAAGATGTAGTTGATTGGATCTGGAATAATTACCAGTGGTATAATCAAGCTTTTAACTATAGACAATGATAGTTGTATTGTTTGGTCAACCTAATTGTGGTAAGACCACTTTGGCAAATGAGTTAGCTAAACATCTAGCAGATAGTGAGTTAATTGATGGTGATAGATTTAGAGAACTGTTTAAGAATACAGACTACTCTAAAGAAGGTAGAATGACTAATCTAAAGAAAGCTTGTGATATAGCATTCTACTTACATGAGAATAAACTCAAATCAAATATTATATTATCTATGGTATTCCCTTATATTGAAGTAAGGGAGTATCTTAGATCATTACATCCTAAGACTCATTTCTTCTTTTTAACATATGAAAAACCAAGAGGAAGAGAGAATTATCATGTAGCAGATTTTGATTATCCTAAAGCATCTGAGAATGCAATTGTTTTAAACACAGATGTAGATACAATAGAAGAGAGTACTAATCAAATAATCTCAATATTATGGCACAGGAAAATGTGGGAAAAGAATGGAGTAAAGTAGTACATGTTAAATCATCACTACAACCAAAATCAGAGCAGTATGCTATGTTTGTAGGTAGATGGCAACCACTACATGATGGTCACAAAGCTTTGTTCAGAAGAGCTTTAGATGAAGGCAAAAAAGTTTGGATTGCAATTAGAGATGTAGCACCAGATGAAAAGAATCCTTGGACAGCAGAAGAAGTATTAATAAATATCTCTAATGCTTATTCAGAACTAATTAGTGTTGATAAAATATTTGTTTCAATTATTCCTGACATATGTTCAGTAGAATTTGGTAGAGGTGTAGGATATGATATCATAGAACATGTCCCGCCCGCGCAGGTAGGAGAAATTTCAGCTACTAAGATTAGAGAAAAAATGAAAAATGGACAATAGTGTAGCACGGCATATACTGAAAACTCTATCATATAGATTAGTAGGTACTATTACCACTGTTTTAGTTGCATATTACGTAAGTGGTTCTTTAGAGTTTTCATCATACTTAGGTATAGGAGAACTTGTACTTAAACCAGTTATATACTTTCTACATGAAAGGTTCTGGTATAAGTTTATTAAAATGAAAGGTCCTAAATAGTTAGGGCCTTTTTTGTTTTTCCAGATATTTTTAGTATATTATAGTATACTATATTTATACTCTATACAATGTCAATAGGAAATCTAAAAGATTATGGTAATAAGGGAAATAACTTTCCTTGGCAGTACAAGATGCTTTTAGGTCTTGATAGTATTAATAACAGTATTATTACTACTAGTGTTATAAACACTAATACAATGGCAACGGATGCTTTTGGTAGACAAAGAGTATCTAGCCCTTTAACATTATTTGATTCATCACATAGATATAAAGATAATGGTCTATGGAATACCTCTACTGCCAGTGGTGGTGCTGCTGTATTCAGTCCTAATGAAGGTTTAGTTAATCTAAATGTAAATACAACAAATGGCTCAGAAGTATTACGTGAGACAAGTAAAGTATTTTCTTATCAACCTGGTAAGTCATTATTAGTACTTAATACCTTTGTAATGGCTCCTGCTCAGACTAACTTAAGACAAAGAGTAGGCTACTTTGGTACACAAAATGGTATATATATTCAGTTAAATAATAATACACTAAGTTTTGTTGAAAGAAGTTTAGTTACTGGAGTAGTTACTGAATCTGTAGTAAATCAATCAGCATGGAATGCAGATAAAATGGATGGTACAGGTCCTTCAGGTGTAGTATTAGACATTACAAAAGCTCAGATCTTATTTATGGATATTGAGTGGTTAGGAGAAGGAACTGTAAGATTAGGTTTTATTATTGATGGTAATTTTATTTTATGTCATAGATTTAATCATGCGAACTTAATTACATCAACATATATTACTACAGCTTCATTACCTTTAAGATATGAAATAACTAATACAGGTATAACAGCATCTCCCAGTACACTTAAACAAGTATGTTCTACCGTAATATCTGAAGGTGGTTATGAATTGAGAGGAGCACAACAAGCTATTGGAACACCAATTACGGCTCCTAGAACTTTTGCTGTGGCAGGAACATTTTATCCTATAGTAGGTGTTAGATTACTTTCAACTAAACTAGATGCTATTGCTATTCTTACAGCAGTATCATTAATAGGTTTAGGCAATGGTAAAAACTATGCTTGGAGAGTACTTAATGGAACTACTATTACAGGTGGGTCTTGGATTCCTGCTGGAGTTGACTCTTCAGTAGAATATAACTTAACAGGAACATCAACAACTGGTGGTAGAGTATTAGCACAAGGATATGTAAATTCATCCAATCAAGGATCTCCAAGTATTAACATATTGAAAGAAGCATTATTTTCAACACAACTTGAAAGAAATTCTTTTACAGGAGTAACTTATGAGATAGTAATTGAAATGGCAATAGATGCTACAGGAGGAACTTTAGGAGCTTATGCTTCAGTAGATTGGGAAGAAATAAGTAGATAATTAAAAAATAAAAACTATGTCAGTAGGTAATATAAACTCATACGGAGATAAGAAGAATAACTTCTCTTTTCAGTACAGAGTACTTAAGGGTATTACAGATGTCTTAACTGCAATTACCGGGATCACTATTAACGTAGATCCAGAAGCTAAAACTACTACTATTATCAGAGCAACTGCTGCAGGAACTGTAACAGCAGGTAAGAACAGTGTATCATTTGGTAATGTAGGACTAGCAAATGCAACTGTAAAAGGAGTAACACTTAAGCCCGGAGAAACTATCAATTTTGATGCCGGAGCAATTAATAATACTCTAGATGCAATAGCATATGATGCAACAGGAACAGAATTATTAATTATTCATATTGTATAACACATGAGTACACTAATTCAATTAGCAACTCCACCTCCTGCTTCCTGTTGTTGGATTGTTCAGTGTGGAACTGGTACAAATTCTACCTGTAGAATCTGTAGTTCAAATACTGCATCTGGTAACTATTCAACGGCATTTGGTAAATTAAACACCGCATCGGGTTATGCTTCAATAGTAGGTGGGGGTTATTGTAATACAGCAAGTGGTTATCGTTCAACAGTAAGTGGAGGATTAAAAGGATTAAATAATTCAATTGATGGATTCATTGGTGGTGGTAACTGCAATAATGTTTGTAATGTTACAAGTGGATGCTTATCATTTGGCGCAGTTGTAGTAGGTGGTGTTGGTAATAACACAAGTTGTGGTACATGGTCATTAGCATGTTGTTGTTTCACCGCTGCACCAGCTATTTGTAATGCAGGTCAATTTTCATTTATTGGAGGAGGTTTTCAAAATCAAGCAGCCGGAACATATTCTACTGTAGGTGGTGGTATTATAAATAGAGCAACAGGAAGTATTTCTACAATAGGTGGAGGATGTAATAATTTGGCATCTAATAGTTTTGCAACTATAGGTGGGGGATGTACAAACACAGCTTCGGGTCTTTATGCAACAGTAAGTGGTGGACAATCAAATACAGCTTCTGGTAATCGTTCTGCTATTGGTGGTGGTTGTGGAAATACCGCATCAGGAAATTCATCATCAATATTAGGTGGTTGTGCAAACATAGCTTCGGCAGGATGTTCAGCAGTTTTAGCAGGTATACAAAATACTTCAGGAGGAACAGCATCTGCAGTTTTAACAGGACGTTGTAATTCTTCATCTGGTGTATATTCAAGTATTAGTGGTGGATTCTGCAACTCAACTATAAATAATTATGCATTTATTGGAAATGGAGATTATAATTGCGTATCATCATCATTTGGTAGTGTTGTAGGGGGACGTTTTAATTGTGTTTCAGGACTTAGTTCAGTAATAGCTGGGGGTGAAGCAAACTATGTGCAAGGAATTAACTCATTTATTGGCGCAGGAAAATGCAACAATGTATGTAATTCAACATCTGGATGCCTTGCTTATGGATCTGTTGTAGTCGGAGGTGTTGGAAATAACACCACAGGTGGGACATGGTCACTTGCATCATGTTGTTTCACAGTATCACCAACAATTTGCAATGCGGGCCAATATTCCTTTGTAGGAGGTGGTTTTCAAAATAGGGCAACTGGTAGTAGGGCAACTATAGCAGGTGGTTTATGTAACACGGTTTCAGGAACTTCATCTTTTATTGGTGCTGGTGCAAAACAAACTGTTTCTGGAAGTTACTCAACCATTAGCGGAGGTTATGTAAATAGTGTATCAGGCAACTATGGTTTTATAGGAGCTGGTTTTGCAAATACAATTTCTGGTCAAAAAAATTCAGGAATAGTTTCAGGACAATCTAACACTGCAGGTTCAGGAGGCGTTATTGTAGGTGGACAAAGCAACACAGCATCTGCATATTTCGCATTTGTAGGTTCAGGATGTAATAATACAGCATCGGGTTTAAATTCTGTTGTAGGTGGTGGTGTAAGAAATACTGCAAACGCAACAACATCTGGAGTTTTGAGCGGGGCATGTAATACTGCATCTGGTAATTGCTCAACAATTAGTGGGGGTTATAGCAATATTGCAAATAGCAACTGGGCAGTAGTTGCAGGTGGATATGCTAATCGCGTATGTGCAGCAGAGAGTTTTATAGGTGGTGGTAGAAGCAATACAATTTGCGGAAATAATTCTTCTATTGTGGGTGGTAGAAATAACCTTCTTACGCAAGAAGATACTTTTATTGTTGGGTCTAACATCACAGCTGATAGAATATGCGCAACTTTTGTAAACAACCTTTCTATTAAATCAATACCAACATCTTCAGCAGGATTACCTAGCGGGTCGGTTTGGAATGACCTTGGAACTTTAAAAATTGTATAATGAAATTTATTAAGATATCAAATGTTAATCTATCTACAGTACTTCAAGTATGTTTGATAGTAATGTGCATATTCTTACTTATGCGTAGTCCTAAGCAAGTTTACCCAGTTAGTAAACAAAAGACCATTGAGAGAAGAATTGAAGGTAAGGAAACTATAATTAAAGAACAGGGTAAAGTAATTGATAATAGCAAAGTTATTATTGAAGAACTTAATCATGGTCTTTATGATTTACAAGCAGAACTTGAAAAAGTTAAAAACTCCAGGGATACTTTTAAAATTACACAGATCCAGGATACTATGATCCATGTACTCTACCGTAGAGACAAAGAGAAGGATGCAATTATATCTGCCCAGGATACCATTATAGTAGCACAGAGATATATTATAAACTCTCAGGATACTATTATCACAGCACAAGCTTTTGATATTAAAAAATTAAAGAGACAAAGAAACATCTCTTTTATATTGAATGGAATATTAACTACGGGATTAATTATAAAATGATGGAAATAGCACAACTAGTACAATGGGGTTTAATAGTAGTAACGGGAGTTCTTGGATATTTTCTAAGAATGATTCATGCTGATGTTAGAAACAATACAGAAAGTTTAGGAAAACTAAAAGGAAAGATTGAATTGGTAGAACAAGAATCAAGACTTAAGTATCAAGCAATTCAAGAACAAACTCAGTTAGAAATTAAGAACCTAGCAAGAACTGTAGGTGAGCTATCTGATGCAGTTAAACAATTAATATTACAAAGATAATGGATACAACAGCAGTAGAAACAACAGCACCAGACTTTGGTGTATTTGCACAATTAGCAGACTATGGTCCGCTTGGATTAGCAGTGCTTGCTCTTGGATATGTTGCTTGGTTATTTATCAAGAGATATCTTGATGAAAATAAAAAGCTCAAAGAAGAGGTAGCAGAAAAAAAAGTAGTAAAAAGAAAAACTAAGAAGTAATGTCATTTGGTCCCTTTGAAGTATTAACACAGTATGGAGTATTAGGCTTTGCTGTATTAGCACTGGGTTATCTATGCTGGATGTTTTTAAATAAACTTCTTAAAAGTGAAGAAGACTTGAAAGCAAAAGTAGAAGAGCTAGAAGGTGATTATAGAGATGAACTAGAAAAGAAACTAGAAGAAAGCACTGAAAGCTCAAAGAGTCTAAAAGAAACTGTATTGATGCTATTTGGTAAAAAATGAAAAAGAAACTTCTTATAGTTGGACTTGGATTTGTTGCTCTTGTTTGTATACAAATCTTTTCAAGTGGACATGAACATGTGGTAGTTGTAGAAGACAATGTACAACTAACAGGTGAGAATAAGAAACTTACTACAGCAAATAAGCAGTTAACAAATAGTGTAAATAAACTAGAAGCTGAAAAAGAAGACTTAATAGAAGATAAAGAGAATCTGCAAGAAATGGTTTCTGAAGTTATAGGAGATCTAGATAGTACTAGATCTGTTGTAAAAGATATTAAAAAAGAATTAGCAAATGAAAAGGATATTGTTCGCAAGCAGTCTACTGGTAAGCAGTTTGAGTTTCAGCCAATCACGCTACCCACTTCAGACGGTGATTGATGGGGACTCTGTAGTTATCCTTACAAAAGCTCAAGCAGATACCATTAATGCAATCTTTGATAGTCAGAGAGCTAAGATTGCACAGTTTAAGCAAGAAACAAAAGTAAAAGATTCTATTATCTCATTAAGAGATACTATGTTAATTTTCTATACCTCTAGATATACAGAATACAAAACAATTATAGAGACT